GTGCTGCACAGAGTGAGTGGCTCTGCCCACCGCTCGAGCGGTGGCTGTGGTGTTGGGTGGTGCCGGTGTGGGTCAGCTTCACAAGTAGTGACACTCGAGCTCGTAGTCCATCTTTAGGATCTTGGTAGCACCAGAGGATCCGAAGACTTCGCCGTATCCGGCTTGTCCGAGGGTTCTATCGAGGTTCTCGATCTCTCCGTCATCCAGGCGATACCGGCGATAAACGTCAGCAGCGTGGAAGTAGCGGACTGGTTGCTCGAGGTTCGAGTCATCCAGCTTGTAGGTAAGGAGATTGGTCACTGCTTTTTCGACGAGGTCCTGTCGCTTCAGCTTAGTTGCGCTTGCAACACTCCGCTTCATGGCATCAATGAGCGGATAAGAGGAGCGTGGTACTGCTCCGGCAAGTAGGGCCTTCTGGAATGCTCGTGCTCGCAGCTCGAGTGGTTCACTCCCGGGTAGGTCGCCCTTGCACACGCCACTAAGGCGCAATAGCACACCAATGTTCAACAATGGTCGCCATGTCCCGTGAATGTCCAAAGTCGGCGAGTGTTTAAGAAACTGGATGTCCTCAAACTGTTCGCACTTGGCAATGGTCATGATGTAGCCGGTTTGTTCGACTGCTTTCACTAAGACTTGACTCGAGATGTGCGTGTCGGCAGGGATCTCTGAGATTGCCACACCAATGTTGATGTTGGCAAAGTTGTTGACACATGTGGTTAGTGTGCTCCCACTGTAGAGTTTGGGTCGAGTCGGAGCCAATTGTACATACCGTTTCCGATTCGCTTTATCGTAGATGCGAATGGGTGTCCTGCACTGGTTGACGAGGGTTTTGACGTCCTCGTTGGCTAATTCGTTCCCGGTGATAGTCGTGATCGTTTCGAAGATTGCTGGGCCGTGTGATGCGTCGCATTTCGAAATGTCCAGATTGGCGCGGAAGATGCTGCCATCAGGTTGTCTGATGGCGGCGCACGCGTCGTCTGAAAAATACACGATGAAGAAACGACCTGGAGGATTCTCCAATCGTTCGAAGACACTCTCAAGGGATGCGGTACTAGGTTTAGCACAGAAACTGATAACTCCTCCGTTGATATGGAGGTCGTTCAGTTCCATCGCTTCCTTAAGTAACTTGGTTACGCGGAACCCTTGCAGTGATGCCGGGACTTTTAAGTCACCGATCATTCGAGCAATCTTGTCGTTCTTCGCCCACTCAGCCTTCTTCAGCTTGTAGGTCGTGTATTTTAACCACAATTTTTCACCGAGACGTCCGGTCTCGATTAACTCGTCCCACGCGGCTATTCGTAGCTCGCGCTTCGCGTGAGGGTCAGCATGATGTAGCCTCGCCTCTTCCAACAGCCCCTGGTATTCGCGGAAAGTGTTCGCGTACAGACTGGCTAACTCGGAGTAAAGCTTGCGGTGACTAGCCACGAACTTTATCTGATTCTCCGACAAGCGCTGTTCCAAGACAGGATCGTCTTTTCGAACTGCGGTTAACCTCGTCATCGCTTGGGAGACACTCAGGTTACTATCCCGGTATATCTTAGCGGTGGTGGGCACACTTGGACCGAACGCGGTTCGGTATGTGCCGTCTGCACGGAATCCCCCTTTGAATCGGGACAGCAGTGGTTCTTCCGGGAACCGAATCCTGCCGTCAATGAAGTACTCCGCTCCCTTTTGACACGTGAAGTGCTCGTTGTAAATGTACTTAGACAAGTCCAACTCGCAATCCACCGTGCCGATCAGGATCGGGCCCTTCCATGTCGCGCGCCCTGCGACCGACCCCCACTCCGAAAAATCGCCTCTTGCGACCCGACACGAGTGGTTAGTTGCTGCCGAAGAGATCGAACAAGCACTTGGTTCATAATGGCCATTTGGGTGTTGGTCAATATGTTGGTGTCGTAATGGTGGGCTGGATGCTTGCCCATGAACCGAGTAACCCAATCCGCGACATTGGGGAGTGCGCTGCGAGCAATCTCAAGGTTCCCGTTGCTGTCAGCATAAACGAACGAAGCTCTCATCAAACTTGCGTCGCGCATCGCTGCGTGCAGTATGTCCTGGTACACATCTGCTTCGAAGAATTGTGGTAGCAACTTCCGGAAGAAGGCAATCTCGCCTCTTGGTGCCTTTGTCCTGACACCAGGGTACGCTTCATTCCGAAACCACAATTTCGCCTCTGCTCGGGTAGACTCACCGAGGATGATTTGCTCGGATATGGTATCCGATCCACTTGCGTTCACTTGGGTGACCTCATCGAGGGTCATCCAGGGCAATTGCCCTAGTTTCCGCACTCCCCATCGCTTGAGACGACCACCGATGGAGCGGTCTTTAATCTCAGCGTGCACAAAGATTTTCATGGTTACCGTTTTTAGTGTAGTTTTCAGCTCCACTGTCTTCCCCGAGGGGAGTATACTAGGTGCCGGGGCACTAGTACTGGGTTTGGGCGCGGTAAGCACTTCCTCTTTGTCTGGTTCCTCGCATCCTGGAGGGTCCATGGGTTCCAGCGCTGGCATGGAGACTGATCTCGAGCTAGGACTGGGTGGTCGCCGATTCCTTTTGGGAGGGACAGGCGGTGCTCGTGGGCGTCTGGGTGGTGGCGATGACTTTGAAGCGGACTCCTCCACTTCGCGTTTCTCCGCCTCCTCCATGTTTGCCGTTGAGCGTTGGTGATGTATGTTTGTTGTTGGTGGTTCATCTTCCACCGCGTCCGCAAAGTCGTCTCCACCCAGGCCCCACAGCCCGTCTGTGAAGTGGTCCTGGGTGAATCCCATCATATCGAGCGTTTCGGAAACATGCGTGTGGATCTCGTGATCGAGCCCACCCATCAAATCCGCGGCGCGCAATGCGGCGAAAGCTTCGCGGCAATGGCACTTGAGACCGGGGAGTGCATGACCACCGCAGTTACAGTGGCCATGTCTGGCAGCTATCCCGCACTCGCTTGCGTTAACTGCCACGAGACAAGGCAACCATTTCCTGTTGCCTTTTCTCTTGCTCCCATTCTTCTCTTTTTCTCGACGTTCTTTGCCTTGTAACCCTGGACGAGGGTGGTGGTGCTCGCCTAGTGTGCACACCTCGATTGGACATTCATCAGTGACCTGGTGATGATCGTCCCCGTACATGACGACTGGCACTTCGTCTTGGAGTTTCGGCTCCGTTTTCTTCTTGTAGGGCTTCCCTTCGTTCCCTTTCTTACCTGGTTTGCCAACAGGTCTTCCGTTTCTTACGTTGGGTCTCGCGCTCCCACTCTGGGTGGGCTTACTTCCGGTTTTTACTGAGCTCGCGGCAGCTTTACTTGTGGCAGAGGTCGTCACTGGTTCTTTGGTAGATTTGATCCGATTTTTAGTCCACTAACTTCGACAGATTACCGGTTGCGAGAGGTCCCCACCCCCATTCCACGACTCTTGGGCAGCCATATGGTTTGGTGAACTCCCCGTTTATAGCGGGCGAGATGAGTGACTAGTGCAAATGTTTGACCACCGTTGGGCCCTCACACGTGCAACATGCATGTTGGGCTGGGCGTTTTGTTATTGCGATAGGCGGATTCTCCGTTCGGCGGTAACCTTAAGAGAGTGGTTTGTGCCCCCTCATTGGCGGATCGTACCATGAGAGTTGTTAAGGCGGTTAGCAACGCGGCGGCGATGCAGAAACAAACTCGAACGAATGGAGTGTTAGGGTCGATAGACTCCCACTCGCGAGATGTTGAACTTGTATAGGACAGTAGTAGAAGGTAGTAATGTACAAGTTAGTGTGATGTCCGTGGCCAGTGCCTGGAACTCGGCGACGCTACCACCCCTATCGGCGGCGGCGGAAGCGGTGTTCCAAGAAGAGTTTGCTACAGGGACCGCTCCGGCGAAAGAGAAGTCCGGGTAACCGGTAGCGTAGCCACCGTTACCGAAGGCATCGTAGCGATACCGGGCACCGATGGTGGCACCTGAGATCAACACTGAGTTAGGGGTAGGAAATATATATGTCAACGCGGTCGACTCTGCAGTAGTAGGTGTTCCGAAGAACGCAGAATTCGTGGCATTACCGGTTAACACTACCTGCTCGAGCGGGAGACTTGGCGCCGCAAGGTTGAGTTGCGGTGTCCGCAGTTCCACGGTGTAACTCACATAGAGCTCACCGACGGCGTCTGCATTGGTCATCCCCTGTGTAGCAAGGAAGAAATTGGCAACATCGTATGTCTTGATGTCGCCAGACGGGAGGGTATCACCGCGAACGTAGCGCTCACGAGTGAATTTCGTGAGATCACTGCTCTTCGCGGCGAATGAGCACTCCTGCCAAGGAGCGCTTCGGGTGGCTTGCGCGTAAGACATCAGGGTTTGTTTATCTACCGGCGCGTTATCGGCGGCGTCGTAGTCACATGCCATCATGATGCTTCCCGCGGTGAGCGTGGATGAGACGGTTTCAAACTCGAAGTGTAATCGTTTGAAGACGTAGCTCTCGTAGCGCAGGGCGATCTGTGCAAGCCAGGGGAATACAGCGGAATTTCCCGGGTTGACAGCGTATTCAGAGGCAGCGAAGGCCACGGATCCGGCGACGTCTGCGATAAACTCGCGATGCGTGATTATAGCAGTGTTCACCGTGGTCCGCACCGAGGGGGCCTTGGTACGCGTGTGTTTTGAGCGTGCAACGGGCGCAGAAGAGGAACGAGTGTTGGTCTTCGCGTGGCGTTGAGCTCGCTGTTGTTGTTTGATATTGTGTTTAGGAGTGCGAGGAACCTAACTGCGGATGCACCAATCTAGCAGTAGGTGTGGGGGCTCTGAGCTGGAGACGCGGCTCCCTCAGGGTCAGTAAATACCGACGTAACAGCTCACTTGATACACGCCGGCGCGGCACTAGCCCCAACGCGAGTACGCTAACGTGCAGAGAATGGTGAGTCTGTCAAGGTGTCAATTCCCGGTTGACACGTAGTCTACCGGTCGCTATGCGGAACCTTGCGGGCATTGAGCGCCCTAAAGCCAAAGAGAGAATAGTTACAGATATGCGTCAACACCAGTTCGACACTGGCTGGAATGCAAAAGCGAAGACATATTCAGTGATCGCAACTATCTCACAGAGGCATAGGTCCCGGAGTGACCGGGTGGGCTTGTTCGGGCGTGCTATATACAAATTTGTGACAATGAACGAACAAGGTGGGTGCAACAGTCCGAGGACATTTTCAACCAAGCACCCTCAACCGTTAGGAAGCATGCGGTCGGTTACCACCGCATGGAGAAGACGTCCTGTCTGAGTTGATTCGAGAACATGCATTAAAACCCGGATG